ACCTTGCTCGGCTGGATTTGCATGATCGAAGCGGAGATGAACTCGAAACTCTTGACCCGAGAACAGCGGCAGACGCACACGATCGGAATCGATATGTCGATGTATCTCCGTGGAAACATTCAGGCTCAGATGCTCCGCGTGCAAACTCTGCGAAACACTGGGGCCTGGAGCGCAAACGACATTCGCGTAAATCAGGGCATGAATCCGATACCGGACGGTGATGGATACTTCGTGCAGGCCCAATACATCCCGCTCGATCAGGTCGGAAAGCAGCCAGCCGCAGCTCCCAAGCCGGGGGCGCCAGAGCAAAAACAATCTCTGCTCAGCCTCGAGCAGAGGATCATCGATCACGCTTACCAGAATGGAGCCGCGGCATGATCGATATTTCGCCAGAGCTTACTAAGTCGATCGGCGCGACTCTTCAACTCGCGATCACCCATCACGAGGTTTGCAAGGCATATCGCCGGTGCGCGAAGCGGTGGAAATACAAGAAGCTCTACAAGAAGTTCGACAAGGCCGCGGATCAATCGGGCGAATGGCGATGGTGCCTCAGTGGAATCTTGGCGAAGGCTCAGAAGCCTATTCGCGTGATGCTCAACGCTCAAACCATCGATCCGGATGCAGCCTGGACGGTCTTTTTGGCCGATCTCATGCAGCATACGCTCGGATTGGTCGCGTCTGCCAAGAACGGCTACGACATCGCGGAAAATGATGGGAATAACACGATCTCCTCCAAGCTCTGCGACCTTCAGGAGGATATGGAATGCATGGCCTCCTGGCTCGAGGCCATCGCTCGCCAGATCAACGAACAGGGAGTTGATAACTGGCTTTCCGAGCAAATGTGACGATATCCATGAACATTCATGGCTGGATAGCCAAAAACAACGCGAAAAATCGGGAAAACGAGGCAAAAATGACCAGAAAATGGACGTTTCCCGAAGAAAATCGAGCGAAAGCAGCCCCAAATTCGACTGTTTTGACGCCGGAAAGGGCTGTTTTAGCAGGTGTCGAACGGCGTTTTACCCCCTGTCAGATCGAGCTACGGTCGGCGAAATCGGGCTCTGGTCCAGGCTCTCTGGTCGGTTATGCGGCCGTTTTCAACAGCCTCTCGGTTGATATGGGCGGGTGGTTCGAGAAATTGCTCCCTGGAGCGTTCGACGGCGTGATGCGCGATCCTCAAAGGGACTGTAGGGCATTATTCAACCATCGTGACGAGCTAATCTTGGGTCGGGAATCTGCCGGCACGCTCAAGCTCTTGCTGGAACAGGGCGGCATGCGTTTCGAGGTAGATCTCCCAGACACGCAGACCGGCCGAGATGTGGCTACCAGCGTCAAACGAGGCGATATCACCGGATGTTCGTTCAGTTTCAGACTCGCGACGGATGGAGCGGAATGGGATTTCGACGGCGCAAGCCCACTCCGTTCCGTCAAGGATATTCTTGAGCTTTACGACGTCGGCCCGGTGACTCATCCCGCCTACAAGGCCACGTCCGTCGATGCACGCAGTTTTCAGGCCGCTCTCGAGGCGCATCAAAACGCCCTCCAGGCGGAATTGATTCGACAGCAACTTTACCACGCCAAAGCTCGGCTCCGGCTGGCTGAGGCTTCACTCGTATAAAGGGGGCCATCATGCCTGCCGTTGAGAACTCGAAACTGTCTGAACTCATGCAGAAGCGATCCAAGCTACACGACGAGGCGCGGGAAATCTCGGAGCGGTGCGAGAAGGAAAATCGCGCCATGACTCCGGACGAAAACTCGCGGTTCATCGCGATCGTCGGCACGCACAAGGACCAAGGTGGCGAGTTGCTCGGGCTGGATCAGCGCATCTCCGCGATGCATCGCCTGAATGCAACCGATCGCTGGGGTGATGATCCACGCAGCGGCATGGACATCGATGATCCGATGTTCGAGATCGAGTCGCGCAGGAGCGACCCTCTTGCGCACGAAGATCCGGCCAACACGCGGAACGGAACACACCGCTATTCGCTCATGAAAGCCGTGCGGGACATGGCTCGAGGGGGCCAATTGACCGGCATCGAGAAGGAAGTCTCCGACCAGCTCGAGGAACGTTCGGGAACTCCCTCCGGTTGGTTCGGCTTCAAGATGCCACATCGCGATCAGACGTTGACATTCCGCGATATCGACAAGCAACGCAAGATCGCGGAACTTCGATCCAAGGGGCTGGTGAAGGGTCAACGCGGCCCGAGCGAATTGACTCAGATTCTTGCACGGCTCACCGATCTCGTCGAACGCCGAGCGGCGATGGAGCATCGCAACCTATCCACGGCGGCCGGCGCTGGCGCAATCCCGACGATCCTGGAGCGGGATTGGATCGAGTTGCTTCGTAATGCAATGAAAGTCAAGCTGGCCGGCGCCCGCGAGATCATGGATCTCAAGGGCAAATTCGCGATCCCACGTCAGAATGCCGCGGCGACCTCCTACTGGGTAGCTGAGGCCGGGGCGCCAACCGCCAGCAATCAGACCCTTGATCAGGTGCTGTTCGTTCCGCACACGATCGGGGCATTCACCGATATCAATCGCCGATTCTTCGAGTTGACGATTCTGGACAGCGGCGAGGAATTCGTGAAAGAGGACCTCACGGCGATTCTCGCACGCGGTATTGACCTTGCGGCATTGAACGGCTCGGGTGGCTCGAATCAGCCGCTCGGCATCATGCAAAATACCGGCATCACATCAACGCGCACGGTGGCACTGGGCACGAACGGCGCGGCGCCGTCGTGGTCCGCAATGGTCGAACTTCTGACGATCGTCATGCGAGGAAACGCGGCCGATCTGGGCGAATTCGTCTACATCACGAACGCTGACGTGTACGGCACGCTTGCAACCACGGCAAAGATCGGCTCGACGTTCCCCGTCTATCTGCTCGACGACGCGGGTAATCCAGCCGGTGCAACTATGTACGCAAAGCGCGTACTCCAGACGCAACAGCTTCCCAACAACCTGACCAAAGGCTCGACGAGCGGGACACTGTCGCCGATCATTGGCGGCATCTGGAATCAGCTCATCCTGGCCTACTGGTCGGGAGTCGATATCCTGGTCGATCCGTACACCGGATCGAGCACCGGGACGATTCGAATCGTCGCGCTTCAGGATATGGATATTCAGGTGCGGCACAACGAGGCGTTTTCGGTGTGTGTCGACATGGTGACTAACCAGAGCCAGTAATCCGGGGGACTTATGTGGATTCAGGTAAAGAAGACGTTTCCGACGAAGAACGTCTTTGAGAAGACCAAAGATCCGGGTGTGCTGATCGGATCGCGATACTACACCCACCGCGATGGACCGTTCGAGGTTGATGAGGAGCACGGCAAAAGGATGATCCTCCAGGGGATCGTGGACGCCGTGGTCAAGACGTCTGAGGATATGTCCGAACGGGCGATTCAACCGACCGGTGAGAACCGGCAGATTCCGACCATTGATGTTGCTGCGGCTCCGCGGAGAGAGCGCCGGTGAGGCTTGCGCAAGTCACACCGCCGGTCTTCTATCTCCTCGGTACCGTTTCCAACGGTCTAGCAACGGTCACGAACGTTTCCAGCCCGCAGGCGCCCCCGTTTCCATGGGTCAACTGGACCGCCTACGTCGGCTGTGCGGTATCCGGAACGGGAATCGCGGCGGGAACTACGGTTCTCTCCATCCAAAGTCCTACGGCCTTCACGCTGTCTCAGAACGTGACTTCCAACGGGCCGATCACTCTCACGATGGGAGTCGAGCCGGTCACACTCGCCGAGGCTATGCAGCATTGCCGGTTCGAAGTTCCCTCGACCGATCCGGTCTATGCGGCTGAAGTTCAGCTACTTCAGACCATCATCAGTGCGGCTCGCCGCGCCGCGGAAACGCAAATGCGATGCAGTCTGATCACTCAGACATGGATTCTATACCTGGACAGTTTTCCATCAGCGGGCGGTTACTACAATCGAGCTATCCGCGAAATCTGGCCTTCGCTCGGAGGTCTACCGTCAGGGCTCGGATTCTATCCCGGTTTGGTGCCGAATTCGACCGGGGTGATCGATATCCCGCTCCCGCCGCTCCAGACGATCAACAGCGTCCAGTACATCGACTTTGCGGCCAATACCGACATGGTTCCGACCAGTTCTTACAACGTGAGCTATGGCACGCCCTCGAGGATTCAGCCGCAATACTCGAAGGTATGGCCGATCAGTAGGCCCACAATCGATTCGGTTTTCGTCAACTTTACGTGTGGCTACGGTCCGGCGGAAGTTAATGTGCCGGAGTCAACCCGTCTGGCCA